CCATTCCATTCATGCGAACGAATGGCCGTAGTACAGGTGGCAGTAGTGGTACAGGAGGTAGTAGAGGTAATCCTCCTTACGATCCATTCTCCCGAAAGAATAATTAAAATTACTTCAATAATTAGATATGATAGATAGATTCGTAAATAAAGATAAGATAAAAGATTCGTCATCATTAATTGAAGGAGTATCATTCGATTATGAGCCATTCATGAGTTTGGACATATCAAAAGCAATAGTAGATGAAATAAAAAATCCATTCTCCATAGATTCCCATGTTTATAATACAAGTTATGATTTAGTTAAGTCAGCTTATAATGTAAGAAATGATTTTGATTCTACTTACGATGATATAAATTTTGATGTATGTAAATTATTTTTTGATTCAGAAATATTTGAGGGAACTTATAAAATTTGTTTTAACTTTCTTTATAACATTTTTGGAAACATAGATAATCAGTATTTTTATATTCAAGAGATTAGCCCAGATGAGTTAGAATTAAAATTAGCTATTCGGCCGACCTATTTAAAAAACAATCCGGACGTAATAAGTAAACTAAAATTATTCAAAAATAAAGTTTCTTATTTAAGAACTTTGGGGTTTATTAATAACATTGTATTAAATTTAGGAGAGAATAAAATTTACTCAATTATAAACATAAAAGTTGATTGTGATAATGAGTATGTTATTTATGTTAAATTGTTAAGGCCTATAGAAAATTTAAAAACAGGAAATTTATTACACATTTGCTATAAAGTAGCAGAAGACTATTTTGATTCTTTTACAGTTACTTCTCCTGAAATAGTTAGTGAGCCTAGGACTTTAACACCTAATTATTCTGTAAATACTCCAAGTGGTGAATCTACTAATTATAGTACATGGAATAGCTTACTGCCTTCTAAAGACGAAAACATTTACCATTATTGGGATACTCTACTAGATTCAAATTATGAGACAGCTAATACAATTATAAATAGAGTTATATCTTCATCAGCTTCCGTTCCTTTAAATATAGATTACTCTACATTTTCTAATTTTGTATTTTACGGATCGGCACAAGAAAGGTTAAAAAACTATAATTACAAACTACAATTAATTGAATTTTACAATAGTCAAAGTAATGCAATAAAATTAAGCAATTCTTCAGGAAGTAATTTTGGTATTGCCGACCATAATAAAATAGTGAAAAGATCTTATCAAGTTAAAAATAGTTTCGACGAATTTGAAAATTATTTATATTATTCTTCTGGAAGTATTTTTTCCTACGACATAACAGGTAGTATTACTCCGGCGCCAAAGTATATAGCTCAAAATAAATATTACAATTATCATATAACATCTTCTGCATACAATTATTGGTATTCATCATCTTTGTCTAAAGCTAGAAAGTTTGACAGCACAAATTACAACACATTATATGAAGCCACCCCAGGTCATATTGTGAATGATTCGGACAACTCAGAATACCTTGTCTTTCTTGATATGATTGGTCAGCATTTTGATAATTTGTATGCTTTTACTAAAGAATTAACTTCTATTCACAGAAGAGATGAACATCCAAAAAGAGGCATTCCTAATGAACTTCTTAAGACTTATGCTAAATCTTTAGGTTGGGAGGTAAATAATGGGTATCAACTTAGCAATCTCTGGTTATATAAATTAGGCACGGACAATACAGGAAGTTTTTTAGAGACAGGAACTTTAGCTTCTCAGGCCCATGAATACTTAACACATCAGATTTGGAGGAGAATAGTAAATAATATACCTACTCTTCTAAAAACAAAAGGTACGGAACGAAGTTTAAAATCTTTGTTATCTATATATGGTATCCCTCAAACATTAATTAGTATTAAGGAGTATGGTGGAGCAAGACCTCCTAAATATAATCCTACGCATAAAAGTTATAGGTATCAATACTTGTTAAAATTTGACGGAAATCAATTCGTTAAAATTCCGTGGGGACAATCTATATCCCCTAACGAAAATCAAGTATCCGCCCCTAGAGTTTCAGAATTTAGATTCAATACATCAAATTCATCTAGTCTTAGTATGAGTTTATGGTCTATAGAGGATTCTAAAAATAGTAATAAAGTATATAGTAATTTAGAATTAGTGAGTTACAGAGCTTTTTCAACTTCATCTAGGAGTGGAAGTTATGCTTACGGCTTTTTAAGATATAGGAACGCACAAAGCACATCTAATTCAACATCTTCTTTTTCTATAAAAACAATCAGATCCCAATATTATCCATTTTTTGATGGAGACGCTTGGAATGTTAGGATATACACAGATAGAAATATAACAAATACCAAAAAAACTGGCTCTATACATATAGAATGGAAAAAATCTAGCGGTAATTTTGAAAATTGGATTAGTTTTTCCGGTTCCATGGTTGTTACAGCATCTTCTGATATAGCATTTTCTTGGGGCTCTACAAGTTCTTTGTCTACTCCTCACAATATCATATTAGGAGGATCTACGGGTAGTCAACACGCAGGAGTTAGAGCAAGTAGATATAGAGGATTTTTACAAGCATATAAGGACTACAGTGATATATATTCAGAAAAAGTATTTGAAGAACATACACTAAATCCAGCGGCTTATAATGGTTCTTCTTATACATCATCTTTTGACACATTAAATAGATTCTATCCAATGGGTGTAGATGCTCTTAGATATGACCATTCTACTTATATATTTGTATCTTCTAGTCATCCTAATAGAATAAAATCACAATACACTACAGCTAGTTTTAGAGGATTTACAGGGTCTCAAGAAAATCAATATAAACCTTATTCAGAAATTTATTACAGTTACTCACCTTCCATAGGAGCAAGTGTCATAAAAAGCGATAAGATACGAATAGAAGAATCTTTTTATACTAATCAATTATCCCCGGAAAAAAGAGTACAGATAAACACTTTTGATACAGACCCTGTTGATTCAAATAAGTTAGCCGTAGTATTTAGCCCAACGGATCAAGTAAATAGAGATATAGCAAATCAATATGGAGGTATAGATTTGGATAATTTGATTGGAGACCCTTCTGATTTGTATAGAGATGAATACAATAATCTTAGAATAAACAGAGAAAATTATTGGAAGAAGTATAAAAATAGAAACAATTATAACAAATACATAGAAATATTTTCACTGTACGATTATTCTATATTCGAGCAGATAAAGCAATTAGTTCCAGCTAGAGCAAATCTTATTGCAGGTATTTTATTAGAGGAAAATATATTAGAAAGGGCTAAAGTCGCAAGAAAAAACCCTTCTATGACTAATCCACAATATGAAAAAACAATCATAAAAACTGATAGTCAAGTAGGAGAATATATCTTGTATACAGGTTCTATAAGCTACGCACCTCCGGTAGAAATATCACATAAAAAATATACAGCATCCTTAGATTTTAACCTATTACCTGATTTTGAACAAATAAAATATAGCACAAGTACGGAAATGCCTCCTGACATAGAATTAGAGTACAGGAAGTATAAATCAGAATTGCCTGTAACTGTAACTCCCGACTTTAAGCATGAAAAAATAACATCCACTTTAGATTATTATGATGGATATTCTTTACTATTTTCAGATTTAGATTCTCATAAAGTTAATCAAAGTGGAAAATTATATGAATTCGGCGGGGAAACTTACTTATACAAATATGAAAATTTAATAGATAACTTAGAAATTAATAGAGATTTGTCAAAGATATACTCTATTTCAGATTTAGGAACATTAGAACATGTAAAAGGTAATATAAATCTATTCAGTATAAATGAAGAAAATGGTATTGACTCAAACATGGAATCATTATACTATTTTGATGATGAAAGGAATTTAATTGAAACATACGCAACTTTAAACAGGCATTTATCGTTTATAGGAAATGTGTTGCATGTTAGCGGATCTACAGAAGAAAACATTGCTTATAGATTTAAGAGAAATGGAACATACAAAGATAGAATATTAAATAGAAGAAAGATTAATTTTTATGATGGAAACACAAATGTAATATCAAATGATTTTAAATTGGATTCATCATGTTATAAGATAGAAAATATAGTGGGTAAAGTTACTAATTTCAATATCAATAATTTTTACAATGCCAACAATGCATATAGTTATGTTTTGTCATCTAGTTTCCATAATTTTAATTCTACACTAACTAAATTGCAACTAAAAGAATATTTATATAAGAATGAATATGTAATAAATGATGCTGGAAATATTTATAGGAATAAATTGTATGTTACTCAATCTATTATAGAATCTGAAAAAACTAATTTAGCATATAAAAAAGTAGTATATCATTACTCATCTAGCACCGCCGTAAATTATTCTTCACAATACCAAAAAAATTTAAACCTGGCGACATTGATAAACACAAAAAATTACTATTCATCTTCTCTAGTTCCTACTAACTATCAATACGTTGAAGACTCTGTACCTAATAGACTTAGATTCACTGGCTGTAAATTAACCGGATTAGATTTTAATGTGGATACAACGGACACTATTGACGGCGGACCTGTTGTAGAATACAGAGAGGTTAGCGCAAATCAAATAATAGTGTAAAATATTATATTTCAAAGTATTTATTATAAAACAAACAAAATGGGATACCTAAACAATAACCAAATAACAGTAGATGCTATTTTAACCCGCAGAGGACGGGAATTACTTGCACGAGGAAGAAATGAATTCCAAATTACACATTTTGCATTAGCCGACGATGAGATTGATTATTCATTATGGAATACGGATCATCCACTAGGTACGGCATATTATGGAATTACCTTAGAGAATATGCCATTAACAGAAGCAGTAGTGGATGAAACTCAAATGATGAAATATAAATTGGTTACACTACCTAAAAGAACAGTTAGAATACCAATTATATCTGTAGGTCAAACAGCAGTGACTCTAACAAACGGAGAAGAAATAACAATCTCTCCAAGAACTATAAATTTTGAAGGCGGAAATACTACTTTTGGATATACCGCAACTTTATCTGATAGCGATGTTGCTTCCTTTGTTGGTGTAACTAGAACTCCGGCACAAAATAATGGTCAGGATGTAGCCCCTTCAACTCCTCGAACAATTACAGATACGGAAGCCGCACAGGCAATAAGTGTAACTGGATTAGGATTTACTTTAAAAGCAAAAGGTTCTACTCTAAATCAAAGAAAGGCTACGTTAGCAATAGTAGGAAACGAAACAGGAGGTAGAGTATCGATTAGCTTAACAGTGAATAGAATTACTACAGGAACAACTCCTGGAGCTGGAATAACTGAATAAACAATAAAATAAAAATGGCAAATACAGATATATTTACTACATTTAATACAGCCGATATTGTACCTAACCAAGAGGAGGTAATTACTAGAGCTCTATTTTCAAATAATGATGGTAATTTAACAACCTTTTTTACATCTTCCGGACAAACGGCTACACAAAAGAGGTATTATTATGAAATTTTTAATAGCTCTTCAAACGCCCTAGGATCGGAAGCTCAATTTAGTATTGCTTACGGCCAATACAACGGCTCTGGCTCCGCTGATGAAGGAGGTCAAATAAATGATACTCCTACTCGAGCTATTTATGGTCAATATAAGCAATTGTGCTTAGACCCCGGGGAGAGAAAATTTACAATTAATGGAAAATCTACAGACAGTATTTATGTAATTAATGTAAATAGAGCTAGATTAAGAGAATCCTTAGATGTAGGCACTTTAGAAATTAACATAGCTCATTTGTCGGGCTCTCAATTTATTAATGGACCTGGACAAAATTCTACGCATACCGGATCTAATGTTAGACTAGCTGGAAATGGGAGAAGTCTTAGATTAATTGATGATTCAAAAATTAATCCCGCGTCCGTAACCACGGCAGGTAAAGTTTATAATTTAGTTTCCGGCTCCTTAGAATCAGGTGTACATAATCCCGCAAATCCTAGAAAATTTGGTTTAGTGTATCCTAACTTAGGTATTGTTGTAATGGATGGTACAGCACTTGACAAATCTGCTTCGTTTGGAACAGTATCTGGCTCTGAAGTTGCAGGAGATAACGCTTTTAAACTTTATAGGTCTATGTCCGGTTCTGCTAAGTTCCAAGATTTATCGGGAGATAAATTAGGATTTCAAGCTAGAAGTTCTGAAAAAGTGAAATCTACTCATTATTTTGTAAGAGTAAGAAACGACAGATATAATTTTAGCAACAATCCAACATTTATAACAGGTTCTGAAGGCGACTTTTCCCAGCCCACTTTTATAAATGACCCTAAAGTATATATTACAACAGTAGGTATGTATTCTAATTCTTATGAACTACTTGCGGTAGCTAAACTATCAAAACCTTTACAAAAAAGTTTTACTAGAGAAGCTCTTTTAAAAGTAAAATTGGATTTCTAAGAACCAATATTTAATAGCAAAAACATAGCGCGCAATGGATTTTATAGATTATGCAGTATTTTATTACTTATCCGAACAAGATCAACAAAATTTTCTAAATAGTCTATCTTTTTTTGATAGACAAAATTATCAAAATAATTATGATCAATGGTTCTATGACCCTAATAATCCTATAACGAATACTATAAGAACGGATAGTCTAATTATAAATATAAATTACT